AGCCGAGAGAGACCGGGACCCACTACGAAGGTAGGGGACCCATGGCGCGCCAGCAAATGGCGCGCAACCTTAGTCGTGTCGCGTGACCTGCGAGCCACGGAACCCCAAAGGGGTTCAGTGGATCGCGAGGATCCTCCGTTCCTGGCAACCAGACCAAACTGGTTGCTTCGAGCGACTGTTGCCGGGTAACGGCGTCTCTAACACTCCCACGGCCCATAGGGCCGACGGCGGGCCAGAGCTTGATAAGCTTGTTACGGAGGACCTTGATCCTCTTCCCAAGCTCACCAGGCCCTGTCCGTCCGAGTGGAAGGACGTCATTACCCAGCACGAGAGCAAGCCGGCGGCGGGCCAGGTCTGTGTTGGACTCAACGAACGAATCGTGAGTCCCACAACAGTACCATGGCGCGCCACCAGGTCCTAGTCCACGTGGTTGGTGTTCTCCTATAGCGTGTGTAACACGCGACAGGAGGCCCTCCGCGTCCTCTTCCGCCATTTGGTTGACGGGAGAGCTGGCGGACCTTCTCCAAATTCTAGAGAAGATCCCAGGACCAGGATCGCGGCAGTTACCCGAAAGTAACACCGCGATTGCTCTTCTGTGTTGGCGAGGTGCAACTTTTCGGAGAGGGATATCCCACCCTTTTGAGGTGATGAATCCTGCTCCGCCAAGGCACCGAGGGAGACAGACTGGAACACCAGCTTTTCGCATCCTCTCGAGGCTGGGGCGATGCAGCGTTTGCTGCACGGCCCAAACCTTCCGAGGGTCCGAGCCACCCTGTAGGAGGGAATCCACAACGGCACCGGCCGCCAGACTAATCTGGAGGTCCGGAGCCACGGCGCTTTGCGCGCCATTGCGGAGTCCCGCCTCAGGGCAGGCAAGGGCACGTAGAGTGATAGTGTTCTCAAAGGAGAACGAGGTCCAAACGGACCCGTCTCCTAGGAGTTCACGGTCACCCCACGTGCGCGAGTACTGGTGGTCCGGTCCGACCCCCTCACGCCAACACAGCAGCCGCTCCAGGAAAACGGCGCGTCCCAGACGACTCTGGAAGTGTTTGCCCGGACTCAGCACCCCTCCGCAGGCGGTTAGAGTCGATTCGTACCTGTTAAGGCACGGCTCGGCTCCAACTACCAGGGCATCATCACCGCAGATGGCAAACGCTATCATACGGGGACGATGACCTGGCCCTCGCGGCGGGGGCGCTGCTCTACTGGCCTGGTCACACCAAAAGAGGTGTACCAGGCACAGTAGAGCCCATGAAGTCGGAAGACCCATCAGGATACCGCGGCTAGACGTAACAACGTCTTCGCCACGGTCCTGAGGGTATTCCAACTGCATGGGGCCCGTGCAAGCCCGAAGACCGACGACCTCCTCCTCTCGGAATCTACCCGATTCCACTAGTCCATTGACTAGCGACCCCACGAGGTCAAGAGGAATGAGATCGGTGGCCCGAGACAGATCTGAAGAAAGGATTTGACCAAACGTGCCAGTCAACGACTGGAGGGCCTTCTCGTCATCCCCAGCCAACACGTGGCGAAGAGCAGGTTCACGGTTTAAACCGTAGAACAAGCGTCGACGCGCCATGTGGCCGAGGACGAGGAGGGGCCCCTCACTTTTGGTAACTATCCTGGCCTTCAGGCCCGGCTCGAGTACCACCTCTACCTTGGCCCTGTTACAGGGGGAGCCCAAAAGCTTCTCCCGACAGGCCTGGTAGAGTCGTGCTTCGGCTCTGAGGTCCTCCCACTCTTGTGCAAGCACACCAAGTGGTTGGTCCCCAGAGACTTCCGGAGCGCCGTCAAGCGTCTCCCTGACCCACTGTGACAGTCCGCCCGATTTGCGGGTATGGCTGTAACAGGCCGAGTCTGATAGCGACAAAGTCGCTACCCGGCCCGGTTGGTCTGGTAGATTGCGGAGAGCCCAGTCCTTAGCGAAGCGAGAAGCTTCGACAAGGAGGGGTTCCGCAGTCTCCCAGACCGAGGTCAGGTCAGCTTTGTGTTGCACCAACGCTTCGTCGGACACCCTCTTGGGTGCCACAGGAAGCGCGCGCTTCACAAAACTGAATTGGCCGGTAAATTCCAAGGTCCGTAAGGACTGAGGAAGATTCCGACCAAGGAGCCGCTTGACCACGTCTCCCCGCAACCAGGCCATCCGGCATGCGGAAGACGCGTCTGCGATGACTCGCAGTGCAGCTTCCGAACCGGACGACCTGGCAATGGTTGCAAGCCGTCTTTCGACAGCCGACAGCCATGCGCGGGGCGACGTGTGGGAACGCCGTGAAGGCGGGACTTGCATGGGGTCGTTGTAGACCGGTTGGCCAGTCGCGGCTGCAACAGCAGCGCGAATGGCCCGCCGGCCTGCTCCGACCCTAGCAAGTTCCGTCTTCCGGAGCCTACGGTGAGTAACCGTAGGAACGCGACACGACACAACCCTTCCGGGCTGTGCGTCGGGCAGGGCCCCTCCTGTAAAGGAGTGGGACCCACCCGGGGCATCTGGAAGATGGGGCGTGCTCTCCAGCACACCCAGTGGTGACGGATCAAATTGGTCTGCCA